TGCTGGTTATAACCGAGGGCAAATCAAGAATGTAATTAAATTGGCTTGGAGCCCAAATAAGGCACAACGAGATGATCTATATCGAAATGATGTTAATCCCGTTGTTACCTTCCCTGGGCGAGGAACAGTTCTGTTTGGAGACAAGACTCTCTATGGGCGTAATAGTGCATTTGATCGAATCAATGTCCGACGATTATTCATCGTGCTTGAGAAAGCCATTGCAACTGCATCCAAATTCCTCTTGTTTGAGTTCAATGATGAGTTTACCAGGGCCCAATTCCGAAACATGGTGGAGCCATTCCTTCGGGATGTCCAGGGGCGAAGGGGCATCACAGACTTCAAGGTTGTGTGTGATGAGACAAACAACCCAGGGAGCGTGGTAGACAGAAGCGAATTTGTTGGTGACATTTACATCAAGCCTGCCCGATCAATCAATTATATTCAATTGAACTTTGTTGCCGCGGCAACTGGTGTAGAGTTTAGTGAAATTATTGGACAAGCCTCATAAAGAGACATAAATAGTAGAGAACATATCTACAAGGAGAAATTTAATGGCCTTTAACGTTGACTCATTTAAAAGTGGACTGACCCGCGGAGGAGCAAGACCTAATCTATTTGAAGTACAAATGGAATTTCCAGCCCTGAGTGGAGCGGCTCCCGAAAGAAAGATGACCTTTACCTGTAAGGCCGCCTCTCTTCCAGAATCTACTATAGGAATGATTGATGTTCCTTACTTTGGACGTACTGCCAAGTTTGCAGGAAATCGAACCTATGGTGATTGGACCACAACCGTCTTTAATGATGAAGATTTTGCTGTCCATGATGCAATTCGTTCTTGGATTGAATTGATGAATGGCCCATCTAGCAATATTCGGTTGGCCGGTTCTACGCGACAATATCAGGTAGATGCCGAGGTTTCACAGTTTGGAATGAATGGTGATCGACTCAAGACATTTAGGTTTCATAATATTTGGCCAACTACATTGGCTGCCGTTGATCTTGACTGGGGAACCAACGACCAAATCGAAGAACTTACTGTTACTTGGCAATATGATTACTGGGTTGCTGGATTAGATACTGCTGGTGGTGGTTTGGCTAGTAAGATTGTAGACACGCTAACTTTCTAGTAAATTGATTATTTTTTGTGAAAACAACCTAGGTGGTGGGGCTTTGAACGGCCTCACCACCATATTCTTATAAGGGTTAAATTATAATATGGCAATAAAACTATTTGGATTTTCAATCGGAAGGGAAGAAACTAATCGGGAAGCTCAAGAGCAGCCCAGTTTTGCTCTTCCCGAAAACGAAGATGGTGCAATCACCATCGAACCTACCTATGCGGCCGGGATGGCCTATGGTCAATTCCTTGACATGGAAGGCGCCGCAAAGAATGAGGCTGAACTAGTTTCCCGTTATCGCGAGATGTCTCTCTTTCCAGAATGCAATTTTGCAATCGAAGATATTGTCAACGAGACAATGGTCATTCAGGACAACCGAGGGCCTGTAGAAATTTTACTGGACGATCTTGAACAGCCGGCCGGCATCAAGAAAAAGATACAGGATGAATTTGAAAACATCCTACATATTTTAGACTTTAATGACTTTTGCTTTGATATTCTAAAGCGATGGTATATTGATGGTAGACTATACTATCACATTGTCATTGATGTGACCAATCCTTCTGGTGGGATTCAAGAATTAAGGTCGCTCGACCCAAGAAAGATTAGAAAGGTCCGAGAAACCAAGAAAATCAGAGGGCCAGATGGTGTTCCCCTTGTCAAGCATCCAAATGAATTTTATGTCTACAATGAAAATGGATTTGAATCCAAGAAACAAGGAAATGATGTCAAGATTGCAAAGGACAGCATTCTGCACGTCCACTCTGGAATTTTGAACACAAGAAAGAACATGGTTCTTAGTCATCTTCATCAGGCCATTAAACCTTACAATCAATTGAAGATGATCGAAGATGCAGTTGTCATCTATCGAATTTCTCGCGCACCAGAGCGGCGAATCTTTTATGTAGACGTAGGCAATCTTCCCAAGATCAAGGCTGAACAATACCTTCGCGACATCATGGTCAAGTTCAAGAATCGTATTGTCTATGATGCATCTACAGGCGAAGTCCGAGATGATCGTTCGCACCGAACCATGATGGAAGATTATTGGCTTCCCCGTCGAGAAGGTGGGCGAGGCACAGAAATCACTACTCTTCCTGGTGGGCAGAACCTGGGCGAGATTGAAGACATTCAATACTTCCGAAAGAAATTGTACAAGGCTTTGCAAGTTCCTGATTCTAGGCTTGAGTCAGAGGCTGGCTTCAATATTGGAAGGACCGCAGAGATCACCCGCGATGAAGTGAAGTTTGGTAAGTTTATTGCAAAATTGCGCCATCGTTTCAACCACCTCTTCTTGAATCTCCTAGAAACACAATTGCGATTGAAGGGGATCATTGTCAAGGAAGATTGGGATGAAATGCGCCCAAACATCAAGTTTGACTATGCAAGAGACACCCACTTCATGGAGCTTCAAGAGGCAGAGATCATGAGGCAACGAGTCGAATTGGTCCGTGACATGGAAGAGTTCAAGGGCGTGTACTATTCGGCCGAATGGTTACGAAAGAACATTCTCAAACAAAGCGACGAAGAAATTGAAGAGATTGACAAAGAAATCAATGCAGAGCCTGATCCTGATGATGTGGCCAGGGTTCCTCTTGGGCCTCCGCCAGAGCCTGAAGGCATGGCGCCGCCTCCGGAGGCCGCTCCTCCTCCCAAGAAAAATGGCACAGGAAATAATAATGGTTCAGGAGTTTTATAAATAAAGACAGACTTTAACTTAGGAGATAATAATATGAGTGTCAGAGATGCAATAAATCATGCACTTCAAGATAATCCATCTGAACTAAAGAATAGCATTTACTCGGCCCTTGATGCAAAGGTGGCCGATGCATTAGAACTCAAGAAGATTTCTACGGCTAGTGAATATTTTAATATGCCAGAAGAGGAAGAAGTTATGGAATGGAAGCCCGGCGACCCGGAAGGGGCCCAAGTTGTTGCTACGAAAGGCCATGACACCGTTAATCACCCACATTCTGGGTCGATGCCTAGTTACAAAAAGCCCGAGCCTAAAGACAAGAAGAAGAAATCATCAAAAAAGAAGTGACTTAGCAAAGGAATTTAAATCCGATGAAAACATATCGACAGATTAGGCAATCCCTTACAGAAGTCGGGGCCGATAGAGAAGAGGACCAGAATTTCAAGCTGGGCCCTGAGAAAATGTCGCCTATTCCTTCAGATGAAGAAGAATACGATGAACTCGACGACGACATCGAAGATGCCCATCCAGAAGTAGATGCCATTCGACCAGTTTATGTCCGAGACAAGCTAGGGCAATATACTCATGCAGGAGGTCTTATTTCTTCCTCTGGCACAATGGCACAAATGACACAGCAGGCTGCAACCAAAAATTTGCAGTCCGAATATGTTCCTGAAGATGGGGAGGTTCTTGACGAGCGTTCACTCAGCACCGAAGAGACTTTTGATGAGGCAACTAGGTCTGCAAAAAACCTTGGTTATGACGATAAAACTGCGAACAAGACGAAATTTGGACCGGGTACGCGAAAACATGGCGGAGCAGATTGGCAATCACGTCCAGATAGCGGTGAAGAAGATGCCGCCGACAAGAAGAACCCTGATCGCGAAAGTCATCAGAAATACCGTCGGGCCCGAGGCCTTGGAAATGTTTCTGGAGGCCATGGGAATCCAAAAGCAACCATACAGGCCAAGGATCAGCACCGTAAGGTGCAACAATTTTTGAAACGAAAAGTAGTCGAGGATTCCTATAGTTATGAAATTGACGCCCTTGAAGAAAACGCAATGGACTCCCTGAAGAAGATTGTTTCGCGCCAGACGGCCGAAACAATTAGGCTGGCCGATGGCTCGCGCCTGAAGGTTGACATGACGACAGCCAATGCCCTGCTTGGTGTGCATGGTGCATTGAATGTACATAATCAAAAGAAGATGGCCGACACTCTCAATTCCAACAAGGCTGGTTTTGCAAAGATGTCCAAATTTGCATTCAAGCAGTTTGGATCGCGCCCAGGCAAGGTGGGAACTCCTAACACCGGCGTTCGGGAAGACTATGATGCAATTTCGGAGGTACTTAATCAACATGATATACATGAACCTGGGTCAAGGGCAAATCAAGACACCAAGACTCTTGAACTTAATGATAAAATTCGCCAACGCTCCCCGGAATACCGTAGGGAGCAGGCGGCCAAGAAGAAAAAGCGGGATGCCGAACGGGCTGCAAATCAGGCCGATCCAAGTGGAGTCAAAAGAAAAGCGGCCGCCAATGCCGCAAAGATGAAGGCTTCTTTGGCAAAAATCAAGGCGGCTCGCCTAGCAGCAAGAAAAGCTGGTAAGGAAGTACCATCCCCTTATACTGCTCATGCTGGGACTGCCCGGGCCCGCCCCGCGGCGCCGAGAAAATCTAGGGCGGGGCTGGCCAGCGAATACACCCCTGACCATGGGGAGACATTTGGCGAGGCCAGTGACGAGAAGGAATATGACAACTACCCATGGACCAAAGGAGATCTATCTCCCAAGCAGGTCCGCGCCAAATTAGAACTGGCTAAGAAAATAGCCAAAGAGAGGGCCCGCAAACGTAAGGGTGGCGGAACCTCTGATGTAAAATACGACGAAAAGATTGGGAGAGGGTAAATGAAACTATTCACCGAGCTAAACGAAGAGGTAGACTTCCTAGTCGAAAAGAATGAAAAGGGAGAGAAGAGTCATTACATCAAGGGCATCTTCATGCAGGCCGAGCAAAAGAATCGGAACGGAAGGCTTTATCCTATCAACGTCCTAGAAACTGAAGTCAATCGATATAACGAAAACTATGTCCAAAAGAAGCGAGCATTTGGAGAACTCGGGCACCCGGAAGGGCCAAACATCAATCTTGATCGTGTGTCCCACATGATTACTGACTTATACAAAGAAGGCACGAACTTCATTGGCAAGGCCAAGATCATGGACACGCCATATGGTAAGATTGTCAAGAGCCTCATTGACGAAGGAGCAAACCTAGGAGTTTCTTCCCGAGGCATGGGTTCATTGAAACCCAATCGTGACACACAAATTGTTCAAGACGACTTTCATCTTGCAACAGCCGCAGACATCGTGGCCGATCCTTCAGCTCCGAATGCGTTTGTAGAAGGAATCATGGAAGGAAAAGAGTGGGTGTGGGATAATGGAAGGTTACATGAATTTCATGTCCAGCAATATAAGACCCAAATCAACGAATCAACAAGAGAAGAAAGAGAAAAAATGAAACTTTTTGCGTTTCAGGATTTCCTTTCAAAACTATAAGAAGTATAAATAGACCTAGATGAACTTTCAGTAGGTTTTAATTTAAGGAGATTGAAATATGTCGTTATCAAAGGCCGCACGAAATGTAATGGCCGGTCGTCAACAGGAAGCACTTTCTGAGGAGACTTCTACTCCAAAGAATGATTCGCTGCCTAAGGAAGGCAAGTTGGCGACAAAGCCAAATGCTCCCAAGGCCCAGGGCAAGCCTGGCGGCCCGCCTGCTCAATCAACAACTGTCAGGCCAACTGGAGGCGTGACTTCTGATGATGCAAAGAAAGTTGCACATCAAACAAAGAAGTCCGCAGAACCACAGGCTGCCAAGAAGACTGGCGATTCTTCTGCTCCAGACACGGGGCAAGACGATACCACTCCCGGCAACAAGAAGTTGGGAGAGGATGAAGAACTCTATTATGACGAAGACTCCGAGGAGCTTTACGAAGACGAAGACTCTGATGACGAGGAGTATATCGAAATCGAACAGCCTGATACTAAACTTGGTCAGGCCAAAGCCATTTTCGATGCACTTCGCGAAATGGATGGCGACGAGCTTGACGAGAAGTATGCCCTACTCATGACTGCAATCTATGAGGATCTTGAAGACGAAGAGTCGGAAAATGAAGAATCCTATGAGATTGATATGCACAATAGCGAAGCGGCCCATATCACAGCCGAAGACTTAGATGTCGATGAAGACATTCGAGCCCTGATGGGCGAAGACAATGATCTTTCCGAAGAGTTCATGGGGCGAGCCAGGGTGATCTTTGAAGGCGCAGTTGTCTCAAAGGTCAACGAGACTATTGATGTCATTCATGCACAATACGAGAAGGATCTAGAAGAGTCCGTGACTGAGTTTGCCGAAGAGTTGACCGAAAAGGTTGACGGCTATCTTTCGTATGCAGTCGATGAGTGGATGAAGGAAAATGAACTGGCCATTGAGTCTGGAATCAAGACTGAGGTCACAGAGAATTTCATTAACGGGCTCAAGAATCTTTTCGTAGAACACTACATTGACATTCCCGAAGAGTCGGTGGATGTCCTTGAAGCATTGGCAGGCAAGACTGACGAATTAGAGTCTGGTCTTAACG